AGAAAGTTTAATGCGTGCTTCAAGCACACCGACTGTTTCGCAAACAAGAACGGCTGCTGTATGGCACTTAGCGATACACGATTCCACGGCAAGGACTGTCCTTTCTTCAAGACACACGAACAGGCAAAGGAAGGACGCCGCAATGCACACGCCCGTCTGGTTATCACCGGGCAGGAAGATCTGATCGAAAAGTACGGAGGACACAGCGCAGATGAGTATCAATAAGTTCAATTCCGAGGGCTATTACGATCCCACAGCATACGAGGCTCTCACGAAAATCGAACGGGAGGCGAAGGAGGTCTTTTCCTTCCGTCCCATCGTGTACATCTGCTCTCCGCTGTCGGGGGATGTAGCCGGTAACCAGGAAAAGGCTCGCCGGTACTGCCGGTATGCCGTGGACAAGGGCTGTGTTCCCATTGCTCCCCACATCTACTTTACGCAGTTTATGTCCGATGATACCGAGAAGGAACGCAATCTTGCCATGTTCATGGATATCGTACTGCTGTCCAAGTGTGCGGAACTGTGGGTGTTCGGCGAAGCTGTATCCCGTGGGATGGCAATGGAGATTGAAAAAGCAAAACGGAAAGGCCAGCCGATCCGTTACTTTACCGAGGACTGCAAGGAGGTACATACCGCATGAAAATCGCTGTCGGCAACAGCCGCATGGACAAGAAGTGGAAGAACCGTGAGATCACATGGGAAGACCTGTGCCGAAAGGTCAGCGTGACCCAGCGCACCACGGAAACCGTAGAGGAATACCGGAAGCTGAAGAAAGGTCTGCAGGACGAAATCAAGGATGTCGGCGGATTCGTCGGCGGTCATCTCCGTGAAGGACGCCGCAAGAACGGCATGGTTCTGTGCCGGTCCATGCTTTCCCTCGACATGGACTACGGTAAGCCGGGTATCTGGGACGAGATCATCATGCTCCACGACTTTCGGTGCTGTGTTTACTCCACTCACAAGCATACGCCGGAGAATCCCCGTCTTCGCATGATCATTCCGCTGTCCCGTGAAATCACCGAGGAGGAATATCCCGCCGTGGCACGTATGGTGGCGAAGGAGATCGGCATCGACCTGTTCGATGATACCACCTATGAAGCCTGCCGACTGATGTACTGGCCTTCTACTTCGGTGAATGGTGAGTTCTTCTTCCAGACCAAGGACGGCAATGACCTCGATCCCGATGTGTATCTCGGTAAATATACGGACTGGCACGATGCTTCCACATGGCCCGTGTCCAGCCGACAGTCCGAAGCAGTACGTCGGAGTATCGCACAGCAGGCAGATCCGCTGACCAAGCCTGGGGTAGTCGGTGCGTTCTGTCGGGCGTACACCATCGAAGAGGCTATCGACACGTTCCTTGCCGATGTCTATGCGCCCTCCGTCATGAACGGACGGTACGACTACATCCCCGCTGACAGCAGTGCCGGTGTGGTAACCTACGACAGCAAGTTTGCCTACAGCCACCATGCCACCGACCCTGTGTGCGGAAAACTGCTGAACGCTTTTGATCTTGTACGCCTGCACAAATTCCGTGATCTGGACGAAAAAGCATCTCCCGATACTCCCGTCGGTAAACTGCCGTCCTTCGCCGCCATGACCGAGTTCGCTCTTAACGACAGCAAGGTGAAGCAGGTCTTTGCCGAGGAGCGTTTCATGCAGGCAAATGCGGAATTCGATGACGAGGACTGGCAGAACGCACTCGAACTGGACAAGGCGGGTAGTGTGAAGGATACCCTCTCCAATATCTGCACCATTCTCCGCTGTGATCCGAATCTGAAGCCTATCGTGTTCAACCAGTTCAAGAGCATGATCGATGTCATCGGCAAACTCCCGTGGCCGCAGGTGAAACCCGGATGGAGCGACACCGATGTTGCCTGCGCCAAGCTGTACTTTGAGCGCACCTACGGCATCTGGTCACCTACCAAGTTCAAGGATGCACTTCTTGCCGTAACCTCCGCCGAACGGCTGTATCATCCGGTAAAGGAGTATCTCGCCACCCTCACATGGGACGGGATTCCGAGACTGGATACTCTGCTGATCGACTATCTCGGTGCGGAAGATACACCGTATGTCCGTGAAGTCACCAGAAAAACTCTTGTGGCAGCTGTGGCAAGAATCTACCGTCCCGGCATCAAGTTTGACTCCATTCTGGTACTGAACGGCGCACAGGGGATGGGCAAGTCCACACTGTTTGCCCTGCTCGGGAAGGAATGGTTCTCCGATTCGCTGTCCATCTCCGATATGAAGGACAAGACCGCACCGGAAAAACTGCAGGGGTACTGGATTCTGGAACTGTCCGAACTGAACGGCATCAAGAAGGTGGATGTGGAGGTTGTGAAATCCTTCATCACCCGCACGGACGATAAATACAGGCAGGCATACGGTACGACGGTCGAAAATCATCCCCGCTCCTGTGTCATTGTGGGTACGACCAACAGTGATGGCGGTTTCCTTCGTGATATTACGGGCAACCGCAGATTCTGGCCTGTCCGTGTCACCGGTCGCGGAAAATACCATCCATGGGACTTGACCGAGGTGGATCAGATCTGGGCGGAGGCTATCGAATACTTCAAGAACGGTGAAGAACTGTTCCTCAAGGGCGAGGTAGCGGCAGAGGCATACAACAAGCAGCGCGACGCGATGGAAACGGATGACCGGGAAGGCATCGTGCAGGAATACCTTGACCGGCTTCTTCCGAACGGATGGGACAAGTATGACCTGTTCCAGAGACGCACCTATCTCGACGGCGGTGAGTTCGGCGGGCAGAATGCGGAAGGCACCGTTCAGCGTACCCGTGTCTGTGCGATGGAAATCTGGTGTGAGTGCTTCGGCAAGGCAAGAGAGGCCTTGAAGAAAACCGATGCCTACGAAATCGAAAGTATCCTGTACAAGCTGGGCAACTGGCAGAGATATGACGGTAATTCTCAAAACAAGCTGCGTATCCCCGGTTACGGCTTACAGAGAACCTATATCCGTGTTACCGATGATAAAGACCGGTAACACCGCAACTGTTACCGATTGATAACGGTAGGAGTGATCGGCAACAGCATCGGTAACACCTCAAAGCCATACCCGGTAGGGTGGTTTTGAAGAATGTTACCGGTGTTACCGATCACTTACTTAAAGTTGTTAAATAAAGGGAAAAAAGGCTGCACGGTAACGCATATACACCTGTACGCGCGTAAGAGTTTCAAGCAGCATCGGTAACAGTAATCGGTAACAAGGAGAAAATGATGAGAGAAAAAACAATAGAATCAAAACTGGTGAAAGCCGTAAAAAACATGGGAGGTCTGTCACCGAAATTCGTCTCACCCGGATTCGATGGGGTGCCTGACCGAATCGTCCTTCTGCCACATGGGAAGATCGCCTTTGTGGAACTGAAAGCGGAAGGTGAAAAACTCCGCCCCCTGCAGGTAAGGCGAAAAAGACAGCTGGAATCGCTTGGCTTTTCGGTATACTGCATGGATGCAGTAGAACAGATCGGAGGAATCCTCGATGAAATACAGTCCTCATGATTATCAGAAATACGTCACGGACTTCATCCTGAACCATCCCGTCGCGGCGGTGTTTCTCGATATGGGTCTCGGCAAAACAGCCATCACCCTCTCCGCTGTCTTTGACCTGTGCCTCGACAGTTTTGAGGTTCGCAAGGTACTGGTGATCGCTCCTCTGCGAGTGGCGAGAGACACATGGCCGGACGAAATCCGAAAGTGGGATCACCTCCGCGGTCTTACATATTCTGTGGCAGTCGGTACAGAAGCAGAACGGAAAGCGGCTCTGATGCAGAAGGTCAGCGTTTACCTCATCAACCGAGAAAACATCCAATGGCTGATCGAGGAAAGCGGACTCCCGTTCGACTACGACATGGTGGTTGTCGACGAACTGTCATCCTTCAAGTCCTACCAGGCAAAACGGTTCCGCAGTCTGCTCAAAGTACGACCGACAGTCAAGCGAATCGTAGGACTCACAGGTACACCGAGCAGTAACGGTTTGATGGACTTATGGGCAGAGTTCCGCATTCTTGACCTCGGCAAACGGCTCGGACGGTTCATTACCCACTATCGAAACACTTACTTCGTCCCAGACAAACGGAACGGACAGGTGGTCTTCTCCTACAAGCCGCGAGAGGGCGCGGAGGAAGAAATCTACGCCGCCATATCCGACATCACAATTTCCATGAAAGCGGTGGATCACCTAAAAATGCCGGAATGCGTGATGAACGAAGTCAAGATCACTCTCTCCGAGAAGGAGCGCAAGACCTACGACACCATGAAAGCCGACCTTGTGGTCTCCCTCGGTAATGAAGAAATCGATGCCGGAAACGCGGCGGCTCTGGCGAACAAGCTGTCGCAAATGGCAAACGGTGCGGTCTACGGCGAGGACAAGCGGGTATTCCCGATTCATGACCGGAAACTGGATGCCCTCGAAGACCTCATCGAAGCCGCCAACGGAAAGCCGGTGCTTGTGGCGTACTGGTTCAAGCACGATCTGGAACGGATTCAGAAACGATTCAAAGTCCGGGAAATCAAAACCTCCCGAGATATCGCTGACTGGAACAACGGCAATATACCTGTGGCAGTCATCCATCCTGCATCAGCCGGACATGGTCTGAACCTGCAGGCAGGAGGCTCGACCCTCATCTGGTTCGGTCTGACATGGAGTCTTGAACTGTATCAGCAGACCAACGCCAGACTGTGGCGTCAGGGGCAGCAATCCGAGACCGTGGTCATCCACCACATTATTGCAGAAAACACCATCGACGAGCGCATCATGAACGCTCTCCGTAAGAAAGACAAAACACAATCCGCACTCATTGATGCGGTTAAAGCGAACTTGGAGGTAACAAAATGACAGCTAAAGAATATCTCGGTCAGGCATATCGCCTCGATCAGCGGATCAACTCCAAACTGGAGCAGGTTATGTCCCTTCGTGACCTTGCGACAAAGGCAACGTCCACCCTCTCCGATGTCGCACCGAGCGGCACACGTAACGTACATCGTATGGAAGACATCATCGTGAAGATCGTTGATCTGGAAAACGAGATCAACCGTGACATCGACAACCTCGTGGATCTGAAACGGGAGATGGTGTCGGTGATCAAGTCTGTCACTGATCCCGAATTACAGACCCTCCTCGAGTTGCGGTATCTCTGCTTCAAGTCTTGGGAACAGATTGCTGTTGAGATGAAACATGGAATTGATAATGTGTACAAGCTTCATCAGAAGGCAGTAAAATATGTGGGATCGGCTTTATCATTACAGTAAATTCCATTGAATTACAGTACAGTCTTATGATATAATTATAATACCGAAAAATACAACGAAAGCCATCACGGGAGCAATCCTGCGATGGCTTTTGTCATCCTAAAAGGAGAACCAATGCCCACCAAACCCAAGCGTCCCTGCTCCCACCCTGGCTGTCCAAAGCTGACCGACGGTCGGTTCTGTGAAGAACACGCCAAGGAAGAAGCAAAACGCTACGAAAAATACGACCGTGATCCTGCTGTTCGCAGACGATACGGCAGAGCGTGGAAACGTATCCGTGACCGATATGCGGCGGCTCATCCGCTGTGTGAATTGTGTCAAATGAACGGTCAACTGAATCCGACCGAAGAGATACACCACAAGATTCCGCTGTCTGAAGGTGGTACGCACAGTGAAGAGAACCTCATCGCGCTGTGCAAATCCTGTCACGCGAAACTCCATGCCGAGCGCGGTGACCGATGGCACAATCATAAATGAGGTTTTGCACCAAATCGTAAGCAAAACCTCGACCGGTAGGGGGATAAAAATCTCTACAGCTTTCATGAAGTGCAACGGGCGTGGGGTCGCGTGCGAAAATTCGCAAAAGTTTTAGGGGGAATAGACCCCAGTGGAAAGTGAGGTGAGAAGATGGGACAGAGAGGACCGAAACCCGGAACTGGCGGCAGACCGAGAAAGCCGCTGTCCGACAAGATTCTGGACGGAAACCCTGGCAAACGACCGCTGACAGTCATTGAATTCAAAGACAGCGCGGCAAATCTGGAAGGACAGGTCATGCCGAAGCCTTCCGATTACCTATCCGCAAAACAGAAGGACGGCTCAACACTCTGTGCCGCCGAAATTTACGAAAATGTGTGGCGATGGCTTGCCGAACGCAAATGCGCCGCCATTGTCTCACCGCAGCTGATCGAACGATACGCCATGGCAAGTGCCAGATGGATTCAGTGCGAAACGATCACCAGTGAACTCGGTTTTCTTGCGAAGCATCCGACCACTGGCGCGGCGATCCAGTCACCGTATGTGGCGATTGCGAACACCTACATGACACAGGCAAACCGGCTGTGGTCGGAGATATTCCAGATCGTCAAGGAAAACTGCTCCGGTGAATACGGCGGTGAGAATCCGCAGGACGATATCATGGAACGTCTGCTCTGTGCAAGACAAGGAAATAACTGATGGGAGGCAGCAATGGTAATCGCAAAAGTAATCGTAAACAAAACCTCCCTGCGGATTGTCTCAAAGCAGAAGATTCCGCGAGGACTCATCGGCGGCAAGGTTGAAATTGAGTATGCAGACCGCACATGGGACGGACTCACGAAAACAGCCGTGTTTCAGGGATGCGTCACAAAGGATGTTGTCGACATCGGTTCCGAGGTTACCATCCCTGCGGAGGTTGTCGAGGTTCCCGGGGTGATGCTCTTTATGGGAATATATGGAGTGGATGCAGATAACACGATCGCCGTTCCGACCATGTGGGTTCCGCTCGGAGTCGTACACAGTGCCGCCGATCCTTCGGGAGATACCAGTACCGATCCCACCCTTCCAGTCTGGGCACAGCTTGAGCAGAAATATGAGAAACTGCTGTACCTTGCTGACAATCCGCCGAAGCCGGTTTCCGTCAGTGACTGGAATGCCGCCGAGACGGAACCAGGTCATGTTCTCAACCGTACCCACTGGACAGAAACCGTGAAATCCGACACCACCTTTGACGGAGATATAACCGGGCGGAATACCATCATGCTCGATACCGGGACATATCTTGTGAAAATGTCCGATCAAATCTTGACAGCGGAAGATCTCTATGGTCACACAATCACCGTTTATATGAGCGGTGAAGATCCGAACGAAATGACCCTTGAACTCACAGAGGATAATGTCAACGATATGAATCCGAACGGTGTTCCCGCTGTTGTGGCAAATGAAGTTCTCTTTTGTGTACA